AGTTCATCGTTGTTCCGGCTCTCGATGAAAATGACGAGTCCAACTTCGATTATGCCTACGGTGTCGGATTCACCACGAGATTCTACCATGAGCAGAGAAACATCATGGACGATGTGAGCTGGCGAGCATTGTATATGAATGAACCCATCGAGCGTGAAGGTCTCGTCTACGCACAGGACGAGCTTCGCCGCTACTTCGAGCTTCCGAAGGAAGACCCGGACGCAATCATCGGTATATGCGATACCAAGGATAAAGGAGCTGACTACGCTTTCCTTCCTGTAGCTTATGTCTACGGACAAGACTACTATATTCATGATTGTGTCTGTGACAACGGTCTGCCAAACATTGTTGACGCTCGACTGGCGGAAATCCTTGTCCGGGATAAGGTCAAGTCCTGTAGGTTCGAGTCCAACTCCGCCGGAAGACGTGTGGCTGAAAAAATCCAAGAGGAGGTCAAGAAAAAAGGCGGTATTACTCATATCACGACCAAGTTCACTACCGCCAATAAGGAGACCAAAATCATTGTGAACTCCGCATGGGTCAAGGAGCATTGTCTGTTTAAGGACGCTTCTCTTTATCAGAAGAAGTCGGACTACGGCAAAATGATGGATATGCTCTGCTCCTACACCGTTGCTGGTAAGAACAAACACGATGATGTTCCCGATGGTATGGCTATGTTGGCGGAATATGCTCAGTCCTTGAGCGGTCAGAAGGTCGAGGTCTTCAAAAGACCGTGGTAATTCACATTTTCCACAAAGTTTTCCACAGCAAATTCTTAAAATAAGAATTATAACTTGATTTTTACGAATTACTGTGATATAATGGTATAGGTAAAGGTGTATAGTAAATTAAGTGGCGCATGATTGCGATTGGAAACTTCGGTTTCCGGGCGGTCATGCGCCATTTTCATTTCATAAGAAAGGAGGAGCAATCGTGGGAAATACAGTTGACACTTCCAAAGGTCTCTCTCAGACCCGACAGATGAATGGTAGACGTGTTATCAAGACCAGCGTGAAGGAAATCACCAGCGATAACGTAGTTGATGTTTTGCAGAAAGCCCTTGGTACTCACGAACTGAACCGCAGTGAGATTGATTACCTGTGGAACTATTACCGTGGCAAGCAACCTATTCTCCATCGTACTAAGGAAGTGCGTCCCGAAATCTGCAACAAGATTGTGGAAAATCGTGCGAACGAGATTGTTTCCTTCAAGGTAGGCTACCTCTGCGGTGAACCGATTCAGTATGTCGGCAGAAATGCCGAGGAAGCGACCACTAAGGCTATCACGGCTCTTAACGAGTTGATGTTTGCCGAAGACAAGGCAACTAAAGACCAAGAGATTGTCGAGTGGCAGATGATTTGCGGCACTGGCTACCGTTTGGTTCTGCCGGACGAAGCTGGTGCGGAAGATGAAGCTCCCTTCGAGCTTTATACTCTCGACCCTCGTGACACCTTCGTTGTTTACTCAAGCGAAATCGGCAATAAGCCGCTGATGGGTGTGAAGTATTACAAAGACGATGATGAAGTTCTTCGCTTCTCTGTTTACACCCAAAACAGGTACTACCTTATCGAAGGTGACATTCTCAAGGAAGAAAAGTCTCATGCGCTGGACATGATTCCGATTTTCGAGTACCCGGCGAACAACGCTCGCCTTGGCTCGTTTGAAATCGTTCTTCCTCTGCTCGACACCATCAACAACATTGAGTCGAACCGTATGGACGGTATGGAGCAGACCATACAGGCTTTCATCAAGTTTGTGAACTGCGACATTACCGCCGAGGACTTCAAAGAGCTGAAAGACCTTGGGGCAATTAAGGTCAAGTCCGTAGACGGAGCTACGGCTGACGTTGACGTTGTGACAAACGACCTTAATCAAGACCAGTCTCAGACGCTCAAGGAAGACTGCTACTCTGCTATCCTCACTATCTGCGGTATTCCGAACCGTAACGGTGGTTCTTCCACCTCCGATACAGGAGCGGCGGTACTGCTTCGTGACGGTTGGTCTCTTGCGGAAGCGAGAGCAAAAGACAGTGAGCATATGTTCAAGAAGTCCGAGAAGAAAATGCTCAAGCTGGTTCTTCGTATCTGCCGTGACCTCGGTGACATTGACCTTCGCTTGAAGGACATTGACATGAAGTTCACTCGCAGAAACTACGAAGCGATTCAGAGCAAGTCACAGGTGCTTGTCTCTATGCTACAGCAACCGAAGATTCACCCTATGCTGGCTTTCTCTCACTGTGGATTGTTCACAGACCCCGAAAGTGCGTATGCAATCAGCATGAAGCACTACGAGGAGGAGCAGAAAAAGCTCGCACAGCAGAATCCTACTCCACCTGTAGACCCGGACGATAAGTCCAAGAACTGATTTTTAGGCGGTTCGCCGCTTGAATATCGTCAGAGAAGACGTTAATCGCAAAAGGTAGAGAAACCTTAAATCGCAAGCATGGTCACAGAAGACCGTAAAAGACAAGGAGGAATTTACAATGGCAAAGATTGATGTAACACAGATTGAGGGCTATGACAAAATGTCAGCCGAGGAAAAGCTGAAAGCCCTTGAGGAGTACGATGTACCCGACCCGGATTACAGCGGTTATGTGAAGAAAGAGACTTTCGATAAGACCGCTTCCGAGCTGGCTGGTGTCAAGAAACAGCTCAAGGACAAAATGACCGATGATGAAGCGGCAAAGCAGAAGGAAAAGGAAGAACGTGAGGAGTTGCAGTCTAAGTACGAAAAGCTCTTGCACGAGTCTGAGGTTTCCAAGAATAAGGCAAAGTTGCTCGGTCTCGGTTATGACGAGAAGCTGGCAGAAGAAACCGCCGAAGCTATGGCTGATGGGGATTTGGAGAAGGTGTTCATCAATCAGAAGAAGCACCTTGATACTTTCGAGAAGAAGGTTCGTGCCGAAGCCTTGAAAGATACCCCAAAACCTACTCCCGATGGAGATTCCAAGACAATGACACTCGATAAATTCCGTAAGATGTCCCCGGCTGAAAGAGCGGCTTTCTACGAGGAACACCCGGAAGAATACAAAGAACTTTATGGAGGTAATTAACAATGGCTCATAAGATTTATGACAATTTCTTCCTCTCTAACGAGGTTGAAGACCAGTTCAATTCCCATCTGAATCTTCAGCAGTTCTGTACTGTTGACAATTCTCTCGTGGGCGAAGCTGGTATGAAGCGCAAGATTAACGTCTACACCGCTACCGATGGCACTGAGAAGCTGGCTATGGGTGTTGGTAACAGCAAGTCTATCGAAGTTTCTTACGCTGAGAAGGAGTACGAAATTCTGCTCGCTCAGAACCGTTTTGAATACTACGATGAACAGGCTATGACTGACCCTATGCTTGTTCCTGTCGGTGTTCGTCACATGGGTACTGATATGTTCAACACTGTGAACGCTGATATTTTCGCAGAGTTCAACAAGGCTACTCTCACTCATGAAGCAACTTCCTACGGTTTCGGCACTTTCGCTGACGCTGTGGCGAAGCTGAACCTTGAGGAGATTGAGGGTGTGAACATCTTCGGTTTCGTAAATCCTGCTGACATGGCGGAGATTCGTAAGGCTCTGAACGAAGACCTCAAGTATGTTGAGTCTTTCGCTCGCAACGGCTACGTTGGTACTGTCGCTGGTGTCAACATCTACACCAAGAAGGACGCTGTGTCCGGCACTATCATCATTGCCACTAAGGAAGCAGTTACCATCTTCAATAAGAAGGGTACTGAAATCGAGCAGATTACCAAGAACGCTCGTTCCGAAACTGCGGCTAATACTCGTCTGAACACTATCTTCTCTCGTAAGTATTATCTCGCCGCTCTGACTGACGCTACTAAGGCGGTTAAGATTACCGTTACTGAAAGCGTCTAATCGACAATAGGAGGACAGGACTATGTTTGAAGTAGTAAGAGCGTTCAGAGACGCTAAGAACAACGACCACTACTACGCAGTGGGTGATACTTACCCTGTTTCCGGCTACAAGCCTACCAAGGCTCGTATCGAGGAGCTGGTGAAGGGTACTAACAAGAACGGCAAGGTCTATCTGAAAGAGGTAAAGGAGCAGAAGGACGAAAACCCTTCCGCTGACGCACCTCAGACCGCTGTTCCCGAAGGTACTGACGCACCTCAGACTCCCGATAACGGCTCTGAGGAGTAATGAGAAAGGAGGACGGATAACATGACTGATATTGAAAAGCTGGCGGCTCTCAAGGCTATGGTCGGCGGTTCTGACACTGACGAAGTGTTATCCGCCTATCTGACTCTCGCCGGAGGAAAGATTATCGCTAAAGCCTATCCCTACAAGACAGATGTGACCGAAGTTCCGGCTCAGTACCACTACCTACAGGTTGAGATAGCCGCCTATATGCTGAACAAGCGAGGTGCGGAAGGTCAGATTTCTCATACCGAAAACGGCATTATGAGACAGTATGAAAACGCTGACGTACCAGCTTCCATGCTCAAGGCGATTACTCCGTATTGTGGGGTGATTTCATGAGGTGCATGAACAGAAACAAGGTCAGATTCTTCTATGCGTTGTATGTGAGTCGTGAACCCATCATGAACGCACAGGGTAGACCTTCGGGTCAGCACAAGGTTATCCATGGTAATCCGATTGAGGAATATGCCAATATCTCTGCCGCAAAGGGTGAGACTCAGACACGGCAGTTCGGAGAAAACGAGTCCTACGACAAGGTGATTGTCATGGACAATGTTACTCCACCTATTGACGAGTATTCGATTCTTTGGGTCGATACCGTACCACAGCTCAATGAGGACGGTTCGCTGGCGGTCAATGAGAAGGGTGAAGTCATTACCCCTCATGACTATGTGGTGAAAAAGGTTGCTAAGAGCTTGAACAACGTGTCGATTGCGATAAGCAAGGTGACAGTCAGTGGGTAAGAAGGTTATTCGATTCGGATTGTCAGAACGTGAAATAAGTAAGGCTATCCGGGAGCTTGAACAGTATAAGCAAGAAATCATTCAAAAGACAGACCTCCTCCGGGAGCGAGTTGCCGAAAGAATTGCTGAACTGTCCCGGAGCGGCTTTGCCGGAGCAATCGTGGACGATTTGGTTAAGGGCGGTCAGCGTACCGCACAGGTTGACGTGAGTATCGACAACCGGGAAAACGTAACCATCGTGATTGCGAGCGGTGAAGACGCAATTTGGGCTGAGTTCGGTGCTGGTGTTCACCACAACGGCTCTCCCGGTAGCTCTCCTCACCCGAAAGGGTCAGAAATGGGTTTCACCATCGGGGGCTATGGCAAAGGCATGGGTAAGAAGGACACATGGGGCTTCTACGAAGACGGTGAGTTGCGCTTGACACACGGCGCACCAGCGACAATGCCTATGTACAATGCCTTGAAAACGGTGTGTGACGAGATTTCTGAAATTGCAAGGGAGGTGTTCAAATGATTGACATGGAAGACGAGATTTTTGGTGAAGTATCAGAGAAAGTCTATGAGAAGTTCGCTGAGAAATGCCCGGACTTGTTCGTCACAGGCGAATACGTCAAGTCTCCTCCTTCGTTCCCTTGCGTATCTCTTGTTGAAGTGGATAATGCGGTATTCCGCAATTCGCAAACTACAGAAGGTCGTGAAAATCATGCGGCAGTCATGTACGAGCTGAACGTCTACTCCAATAAGTCGGCTGGTAAAAAGGCGGAGTGCAAAGAGATTGTGGCTTTCATTGACGAACTGCTCATGGGGCTAAATTTCACTCGCACAATGCTTGAACCTGTTCCGAACCAAGAAGACGCTACCATTTATCGTATGCTCGGACGTTATCGGGCAGTAATCTCAAAAAACAAAGTTATTCACAGGAGGTAAAGAATCATGGCTATTTCCACCTATAAGATTTTCCTTATGATGAAGGGCGATTCTGCTTACGAAAAGCTCATTGACATTAAGGATTTCCCCGACCTCGGCGGTGCGCCCGAAATGCTGGAAACCACTACTCTGTCTGACAAAATGCAGACTTATATTCCCGGTATTCAGTCTTTGGACGCTCTTGCGTTCACTGCAAACTACACTAAGGAAGACTTCACTAAGCTCAAGGCTCTTGAGGGACAGGAGAAGGAGTTCGCTGTATGGTTTGGCGGCACTGAGACTGCCGATGGCACTCTGACTCCCGATGGCTCTGACGGTAAGTTTGAGTTCAAGGGTCAGCTTTCCGCTTTCCCTGTTGGCGGAGGTGTGAACGAGGTTGTGGACATGACTGTCACTATCGCACCTTCCACACCTATCAATCTCGCTACTGCCTAATGGCATAGCACAAACGAATTTTAGGAGGACAGACAAATGGCAAAACAGTTGATTTTCACTTTCGAGGATAAAGAATACACCCTCGAATTTACTCGCAGAACGGTAGCGGAAATGGAGAAAAAGGGCTTTATCGCTTCCGAGATTACCGATAAGCCCATGAGTACCCTTCCGGCTCTGTTCGCCGGAGCGTTCCTCGCTCACCATCGTTTTGTGAAACAGGACGTAATTGACAAGATTTTCAGTAAACTTACCAAGAAAGAGGACTTGATTGGCAAGCTGGCAGAAATGTACAACGAACCTATCATGGCACTCGTAGAAGAACCCGAAGAAGACGAGGGAAACGTAAACTGGACAGCAACTTGGTAAGTGATTTGCTGTCCTCCACTGAGGGGAGTGGTGGTGTAACTGCCACTGCTCCCCTCAAATCTTACTCCGAGAAGTTTCATGAGCTGTTTCCGTACTATATCTCTCTCGGCATGACAGAAGAACAGTATTGGGACAGAGATTCCTTGCTCGTTATCGCTTACCGCAAGGCGGAAGAACTCAGAACCAATCGGAAAAACCAAGAAATGTGGCTACAGGGTGCGTATATGTACGAAGCTCTGTGCCGTGTGTCTCCTATCCTCCATGCTTTCGCTAAGAAGGGGACAAAACCTGTTCCGTACATGGCTGAACCTTTTGCCATTTCCGAAAAACAGGCTGAGTATCAAGAGGAGGAAAAGGCGAAGAAAGTCTTCGACAAGGGCAAAGCCCTTATGGAAGGTTTCATGGCAAAACACAATAAGAAGTATGAAGGGAAGTGAGAAATATGTCTACAACAATCGAACAGTTGGAACTTGAGGTACAATCGAGTGCTACTTCGGCGGTAGGTGGTATAGACGCTCTCGCTTCTTCTCTTGGTAAGTTGAAAACCGCTGTAAAAGGCGGTGTCGGCTTGACCGCTGTTGCAAAACAGCTCACCACACTGAATACAGCTCTGAATGGTATCAGTGCTGGTAATGCCGATAATTTGAATAAGCTCGCACAGGGTCTACAGACGCTTTCTTCCTGTGGCAACCTCAAGCTCTCGTCTTCTGTGGCTACGCAGATTACGAACATCGGAAATGCGGTTAAGTCTCTGAGCGGCACAAACTTCTCTGCTCTCAATTCCCTCGCAAACGCTCTCACTCCTCTGACGAGCATTGGTAAGGCGAATTTGAACAGTTTTATCTCGCAGTTGCAGAGACTACCTCAAGCGGTACAGGCTCTTAGCATTGTGGATATGGGCGGTCTGAGCGGTCAGATTTCTCAGCTTGTTTCGGCTCTCGCTCCTCTTACTCAGATGGGTAAGAACAACCTTACTTCTTTCATCACTCAGTTGAGAAAGATTCCACAGGTCATGACGGAGCTTCGGGCAGTCAACATGGGTGAACTCACCACTCAGATTCAGCAGTTGGCAAATGCTTTCGCACCTCTCGCTTCTCAAATGCAGTCTATCGCCAATGGCTTTGCGGCTTTCCCGGCGAGGATTCAGCGTTTGATTCAGAGTACCAATAGTCTCAGCTCTGCAAACAACAGAGCGGCGAACAGCTACACAAACCTTGCCGCAAAAATCGGTCTTGCCGTGGTAGCAATTCGCAGAATTGCAACCGTTATCGCAAGCTGGATTACGGAGTCCAATAAGTACATTGAGAACTTGAACTTGTTCACGGTGTCTATGGGCGAGTATGCGGACAAGGCACGAGAGTACGCTGAAAGAGTCGGTGAGGTCATGGGTATTGACCCCGGCGAGTGGATGCGTAATCAAGGTATTTTCATGACCCTCGCTACTGGTTTCGGTGTTGTGAGTGACAGAGCATACACCATGAGTCAGAACTTGACTCAGCTTGGTTATGACCTCTCCTCCTTCTTCAATATCAGTTTTGAGGACGCAATGCAGAAGCTACAGTCGGGTATCTCCGGCGAGCTTGAACCTCTCCGTAGACTTGGTTACGACCTGTCTGTGGCGAGACTGCAACAGGAAGCATATACACTCGGTATCGAGAAGAAAGTCACAGCTATGACACAGGCTGAAAAGGCTGAACTTCGATACTACGCAATCATGAC